GTAGTAGGTAAAGCAATCATCCCGGATGCAATTGCAGATGAATTTTGTATCTATGATTTGAACCGATTTCTTTCTGTTGTTGGTTCGCTAGACAAACCTGATATTACAATCAAGAAAACTAGTGATGGTTCAGCAGGAAGTGCAGTCATTCAATCCGACTCATCTAAGTTGGTCTATCGATTGACTGATGAATCTATGATTGTAGCAGCACCAGATAAAGACATTAAAGTTGCAGGTGCAGAAGTCCAGTTCACATTAAAGAAAGATGCATTGGTACAAGTATTGAAACTTGCGGGCATTCTTGGTTTGCCTCACATTGCAATGATTGGTGATAGGTCTAAGATTACGCTAGCAGCAGTTGATAGTAAGAACGATGGCTCTGATACGTATTCACAAGAAGTTGGTGAGACTACAGCAGACTTCCGATTTACATTTAGTGTAGGTAATATCAAACTTATTCCGAGTGACTACGAAGTGAGCGCATCTTCAAAAGGCATTGCACATTTTGTTTCACCAACACTTGAGTATTGGGTTGCTATGGAACCTGGATCGAGGTATGAAGCATGAGTGTAATCGTACCATCATCGCCAGAAGATAAGAAAAAGATTCGCCAAGCATTGCAAGAAATTTCGGACAGTCTGACTCGCATGGAAGCTGAAAGAGACTTGATTAAAGATATTCTTCAAACGGTTGAAGACAATTATAAAATCAAGAAGAAATACACTCGCAGATTGGCTAAAGTTTTTCATAAGCAAAACTTCAATCAGGTACAACAGGATCAACAAGACTTGGAGACTCTTTACGAATCCGTCACGAAGTGATATAATGTTATTTTTATTATGGAGAAGTTATGCGTGAAGATTTTTTATGGGTTGAGAAGTACCGACCAAAGACTGTTGAAGACACCATTCTTCCTGCAGACCTGAAAGCAACCTTTCAAGAGTTTGTCACCACGAGGAATGTTCCCAATCTCATTCTTGCTGGTGGTCCTGGTGTAGGTAAAACAACCATCGCAAGGGCTATGCTTGAAGAGATTGGTGCAGACTACATTGTTATCAATGGTAGTATGAATGGTAACATTGATACACTTCGAAATGAAATTAGAAACTATGCATCAACTATTTCATTCGTTGGCGGTCGAAAGTATGTTATACTTGATGAAGCTGATTATTTGAATCCTCAGTCTACTCAGCCAGCTCTTCGCAATTTCATGGAAGAGTTCTCTTCAAATTGTGGTTTCATTCTGACTTGTAATTATGTCAATCGGATTATTACACCACTTCACAGTCGGTGTTCAGTAGTCAATTTCAAGATTGTCAATGGTAACAAGAAGAAGTTAGCAGTTCAGTTTATCAAGCGAGTTGAAGACATTCTCAAAAAAGAGAACGTTGAATACGATAAAGCAGCTGTTGCTGAAATGATCATGAAGTATCTTCCTGATTGGCGCCGTGTGCTGAATGAATTGCAGCGGTACTCAGTCACAGGTAAGATTGATGCGGGCATTCTAACAAGTGTAGCAAATGCAAACATCAAGGATCTATTCAAGCAATTGAAAGACAAGAATTTTTCAGGTATGCGTAAGTGGGTCGTTGAGAATTTAGATAATGAACCACAAGCAATCTTTCGGCAAATCTTTGATGGTGCTAATGATGCATTGACACCAAATTCTATACCGCAATTGATTTTATATCTTGCTGACTATCAATACAAAGCAGCATTTGTAGCAGACCAAGAAATTAATTTGGTTGCATTTCTGACGCAAGTCATGGCTGATTGTGAGTTCAAATCATGAGAGCACCACTAACAAGAGAACAAAAGATTGAGATTCTTGGCAAGATGGGTGAGAAGTATGTTGGTAATTATCTTGCTGAGAATCGCAAAGTTCAATTTTCATTAGACAACTTTGATTCCGAGAAAGACTTGATGGCTGACGATAAGAC